TATAACGACAAGGGCGAGCAGATGGTTCGGATTGCGGAAGGCGCAGAAACGGCAACCTTATGAGTACCGACCAAGTTGCCGAACTTTCGGAACGGTTAAGCCTAGTCCGAGAATCAATCGCAAGAATTGAAACTCGCCAATCGGTAATTTTGGATTTATTGGAACGCTCACAAGCCAGCCTAGGCGAGTATCACGGCCGCCTAACCAACATGGAGCGCGATGCCCACACCATTAAAACAAAGCTTTGGCTAGTAGCTCTAGTGTCCGGGGCAGTAGTCAGCACGGCTTGGGAGTTGATCAAGCGTCGGTTCAGCCTTTGACACCCCGCTAGGGGCATGGAACAACTCATCCCCCAACTACTTAAAATTGACTGGCTTGGCGCCCTTGGCGCAGTTACCGCCCTACTGGCAGCCGTTGCCGCCGTGGCGGCTTTTATCCCAGGTGAAGAACCTGAGCGGACGCTCGGGCGCATAGTGGATTTTCTGTCCAAATTTAGTCGCAAGTAGTCGCCAATGATCGCCGGAATCTTAACGGCGCTGGGCGGGATAACTGGGATTGTGCTTTGGTTTTTAAAACGCAAATCGCCCCTGCAACGCAACTGGGAAGCCATAGAGCTAGAGCGCCGCAGGCGGCAGAGAGACATAGATGCGTGGTGGACTAAACGCCCTCCTACTGATCAGTAGCCTGGCACTGTGCTCCTGTGCGACAACCTCGCAAACGCAGGACGGCCCGCCGCCTAGCCCGGACACGATCAGCTACTTCATCTACGCCTGGGACAAGGCCGAGAGAACAAACCCTCCGTGCGCACAGGCTTATCGAGACTTATTTGCGGAATCGCTCAAAGCGCTTTCTGATAGCTTGGCAGAAACTCAACGCGAGCGAGCGAGGCAGTGACCAGCCTTGCGGAAGCTAGTTCCCGCACCCTGCGGGCGATTGATTCTTTAGACGCCAGCTTCCAAAAGCAGGTCAGGGGATGGGTGAATGAGATGGTCACTAGCCGGATCGAGCCACTGATCTACTGCGGCCGGCGAACGATGGAAGAGCAGGCCGCACTTTATGCGAAAGGCCGGACGGACGGGAGTAGTAAGATCGTGACTAAGGCCAAGCCAGGGGAAAGTTATCACAACTACGGCCTAGCGTTCGATTGGGTGCCGCTGAAACAGTCAGGCAAAAACGCGGATCTGTGGATCGCAGATTGGAACAATGAAACGGCTTTCCGCCTCGGGGAGCACGTAGGCGTTAGCTTTGAGCTGGCCGCAATATCGTGGGAAACGGGTCACCTGCAATCGAGTAAATACAAGAGCTGGCGTGACATCTCACGCAAGCCTGTGGAACAAGTGCAGGCCAAGGACATCCGCAAAAAGAGCAAGGCCACAAGCCTCGTGAATAACCGCCCGTGGAGTTCACGGTGACGCCCGAACACGAAAAGCATCTTGCGGGGATCCTGCGCGATTTAACCAGGGATCTAGACGCCAAGTACCGCAAGGGGCAAGACGAGCACGGGGGAGCGTTGTGGCGCAGGCCCGTGTGGAAGGATGCGTGGGACGAGATATTGGATTTATGCACGTACCATCACACATTAAAGATGCAGCTTTCCGTGATCGCGGAGATTGCACTGATGGGCGCGGCTGACGAGAGCGTGGTGGCGGCACAATCGCGGGAAAGTTGCCGTCAGATCCTAGCCGTTCTCGAAGGGTTCCCGTCGGCCGCTGACAAGAAATGAAAGTCATTCGCAAGTGGAAACGGTGGCTGGCCGTAAGCTGTAGCCACGGTCACCTAGCGAACGCGGCCGCGTGTAAGGCTGCTTTAGAGATGAAGCGGAGGTGGCAGCCAGATATGACGCTGCACTTGGGGGATTTCGTGGATTTGTCCGGGCTGATGGGAAGCGCGAGGAAAGATCCAGATTCGCCTGAACGCACATCATCCATCCGAGAGGACTTCGACGCTGGCCTTAATTTCGTCCGAGAACTGGGTGCAAACTGGATTTATGAGGGGAATCACGAACATAGACTTACAGCTCTACAATACTCGCCTAGCGCAATCGTGGCGCACTGTTGCACCTCTGCGAAGTCGGAGATCTACAATATGTGCAAGGATCTAAAGGCGCAGTATGTGCCTTATGATATTGAGAAAGGCTGGCGTATCCTAGGGGGTACAGCGTTTGGGCATGGTTTTATGTATTCAGAGTCCAGCGCTGTACGCGACCACGTTGAAATGCTACGCAAGCCGGTCGTCATGGGGCATCTGCACCGGGTAGATCGGACGGCTGGCCGTAGCATCGGCGCACCCGTGGGCTGGTCGATAGGTTGCCTAGCAGATATTTCCAGCATGCACTACGCTAGGAGAATGCGATCCGTTACCAGATGGCAGCACGGCGTCGCTTGGGGCGAATATGTTGAGGGCGGGCAGGGGTGCACGGTCAACGTCTTGTCGCCCGTGGGAGGAGTATGGCGGTATCCGCTGTAAAAGATTGGGCGGTTGCGCTTGAGGAGTTCGTCGAGCGCAAAGCAGTAGCTGTTCCGCCTGAGTTTAAGAGTGCCGCTGAGATTGCTAAAATATGGGGCTACACGCAGTCGCACGCCAGTAAGATGCTGAACACGATGGCGCGAAACGGCAGAGCCGAGATAAAGAAGTTTTCAGTCATGGTAGATACAGCTAATAAAAACAAGTATGGCCCGCGTCGTAGCTATTCCCGCCTAACGCCTTTTTATAGGCTGACCACAGGCAAATCGCCCAAAAACTAACGTCTATTTTCTTTAGCCAGCTCTTTAACGAGCAGGGTGGTGATATATGCCGAAAGGGATAATCCACTTTTTTTGGCAAGACGCTCACCGTTGCGCTTTACTTTTGGGTCGATTGTAAGGTTCGTTTTCGCCTTTTTCATAAGGAGGATTGTATGCGTAATAAATACGCATTCAAGTTTAAAAAGAAAAAGTTAATGCCAAAAAGAAATGTGTTGCTAATACGCCGTGTGTGCGTAGCAAAGGCGTATGCCTCGTCCTCCACTCAGCGGGTTTAAAGCGGAAAAGACTAACATAGTTCTGCCCGTTGCGTTAAAAAGGGCATCACAAAAACTTGCTGCTGTCCGTCGTATTTCGCTTTCCCAGCTCATTACTCAACTGCTTGCAAAAGCATCGGGAGAGCAAAGCTAAATACTCATGAGCTTAGGGCGCCTCAACGATACTGCTATAAAACTCCGTCAGGAGAACCGAGCACTTTCCCTTCGCCAATTAGGTGCCGCTTACGGCTTGGGCTACACCCGAATCAAGCAAATGCAGGCGTTGCCTGGATTCCCGCTGATCGCGGGTAAGGTAATCCCGTCTGACTTTGATCAGTGGCGGCTGATACGGACGACTGGCCTAAGTTCACTGCATCGCGAAGATCGTCTACGCAGTGCCGTTGGTAAAGCTCGTGCACTAAAGTCGAAGAGTGATTTACCAACCTCATGGCGACAGATTGCGAACAGCCTGAAAGCCGCAGTCTCGTCACTCGGGTTACCCGAAGGGAATGAAAACAGTGACGTTTAAGCCCGCAAATATCCAAGAGCCGACGCCAGCAAAGCGAGGCTCGCGTGCGGGGCACGATGCAAGTGACCTCGCGTCCCTCGGCCTTCATTCTGGCCAGCATCGGTTCAATGGCGGCCGGGATGGGAATGCTGAACGATTTACCCGTGCCACCCTTGGGGCAGGGGAACGTAAGAATGCGATTCTTGAGGTCGACGCATTCCAAGGGAATCTGCGTCTCACGCAATCTGCACCCCGTAGCCAGAGCGATCTCGAAGCTGACTCGCATCCATTCTGGCACACCTTCCACAGCCAGAGCCTTCCGGGTGATTTTAATCTCATTATCCGAAAAAACGGGTTTAACGCGGGAGATCGGCCCTCTCTTAATTCGGTAATCCAGAAGAGCGACGGAATCCATTTTTCCCAGCAGTCGGCCTTGGCGGTGAATCCATTTAAGAATCTTCAGATCTTGGCAGGCTTGGTTCCTGCCCGCCTTGCCGCCGGACGTGCGGGGAAGGCTTTGGCGCCATCGCAAATAAATCTCACAATCATTTGCAGAAAACGCTTGCAGACTAATCTTTTTCTCACTAATGAATCTCGCCAGATGACGCCACGAATTTTTGTAATAAACTTTTGTCAGAGGGCAAACGGGGTGATTTTCAATCAAATCATCAACCCAATCGCTGCCGCAATCTTTGCGCTTCTCATTAACGCCAAGTCTAGCGGCCTCGGCCGTTGCCTTTGCGCGGTGAAGGGTATTATCGATTCGGTAGCGGGTGCTTTTAGTGCGCCACTTGCCGGACGGATCTTTAAAACGAATAAAGAACCATGGACTTCCTTTTTTAATGTAAGAGTAAGCCATGGTTATAACGGTAACATTTACTCAGTTTAACGCAAATTTATCCAGTGAAACAACAAAGCATAATCAATCATATCGAAGGAGGAAATAAGACCGTGGGTTCAAATCCCACCCCGTCCGATGCTTATCACTATAACGACTTACGCCGAAACGGTAACACGGCGGTAATTACTGAGCCAAAAAAGGCTCACTACCAGCAACTTAATTTAAATTCTCGCGGCGGGTACGATTTGACCCCCGAAGCGTTCGTATATCACCCTAACCCCGCGGTGTGCCGTATGTGGCACGCCCAGCACGAGGCCAGCAAATGATTTCGTGGGAAGTAATGCGGGATCTTGCCCAGGTATCCATGCTGATCACCGGCTGGGCTTTGTTCGTAGGCTCTGGAATCGCCGGTCTAACTGTGGCCGTGCTCGTGTTTGGGTGGGTAGTCGATCAGGTGCGTCGATTTTTTGGAGATTACCGATGATTTACGCCAAGGACAACGGTGCCCCCGCACCTGAAAGCCAAGGCGGCGTGGCCGGGGCGTTCTATCCGCCTGCGGCTACTGTTCGCGATCTGGAAGCAGAGGGCGTAATGCAGCACCTAAATTCGTCCAAGTCCGTGGGCATGGCTGAGTGGTCTAACGCAACGGCGATGATTGATTTGCAGTTACGAATGAAACGTCTTGAAAGCGACGTGGTGAAATTAAACGCACTTGTTGCCGCACTTATGGCCAAGCAGTTGGTGAACTAAATGAGCGCACTGGCAAAAAAGTTTATCGTGCTTTGGACTGTGGCTGGCGGCCCAGAGCTTGTGGCCGAGCACACGTTTCACCCGACCCGCAAATGGCGTTTCGACTTCGCCTGCAAATCCGCCCGCTGTGCGATCGAGCTGGACGGTGGGGCGTTCCTACCGTTTGGCGGCCGTCACGGGCGAGGGATGGGGATGGTAAAGGATTGCGAAAAATATCGGGCAGCAGCCGACCTGGGCTGGCGCATCTGGCGTTTTACAACCAAGTGCCTGACGGCCGAAGCAGTGGCGATGACTGCCAAATCATTCCGCCTTTCGATGAAGGAGAAAACAAAATGAGCGAACCAACCAACGACACCCCTATCAACAACGACAAGCCGGACTACGAGTACGACGTCTATGAGCGGGAAAGGGCTGATTCTGAATATGAGAGTCAGCGTTTCACCGATTACTACGGCAACAACCGCCGGGGCTGATTATGACCGACCTAACTAAATTCCGTCTGATCGAAAACATTGAAGTCATGGCCTGCCGCAACTCAGCCGAGCGGGTTGTGAAGGCCGTGAATCGTGGCGACCTAGCACAAGCCAAGGACTTGGCCCGGAAGCATGAGATCGCGTGGCACTTGGCCGACCGCGAGTTCCAAGACTTAAACCAACCGCACCGAAACAACGATTTTTGCGACGACGAGTAGTCGTAGCAAATCCAAGAAACCCAAACCAAGAAAGCAAAATAAGAATATGCCAATAGTAGCAAGCAGAGGGGGCACATATACGCCAGCCCCAGAAGGGAATCACGACGCAGTGTTCTGCGACGTTGAGGATCTCGGCGTGGTGGAAACGCAGTATGGAAAGAAGCATCAGATCCGCCTTGTCTGGCAGATCGCTGAGAAGATGGAGGACGGGCGGCCGTTTACCATCGGCCGGCGTTACGGACTGAGCCTGCATGAAAAAGCAGCTCTGTTCAAAGATCTGAAATCCTACGCCAAAAAGGCACCACCGCAGAATCTGGATCTGGAAACGCTTATCGGTAAGCCGTGCCAGATTCTCGTGACACATGCGGAGCGTGATGGATCAACCTACGCGAATGTGCAGGCCGTCCTGCCCGCGGGTACAAACAAAGTGAAAGTCGATAAGGATTTTGTCAGGAAGTGCAATCGTCCTGGCGCTCCTAAACCAGCAGTAGTCGAGCTGGATGCCGACGGAACACCCGTACCGTTCTAACCAAATTGGCCAAGGTGGTTCTATCCCACCTCGGCCAGAAAGAAAACCAATATGGAAATCCTAACTTTAGTAGTTCAAATCGTGTTTCCAACCACAGCAGTCGTGCTGGCCCTTATGACCATGCGATTGCTGAAGGACTGGCAGTAATGGCTGCGCTTATTGCCACGGCAAAGACGGAGTCGTCGCACTATTACCTGGCGTCGGGTGAGTCGTGCCACGGTGACTTGCGATCCGCCCGAAAGGTAGGGGCGTATCCGTCCGTCACGACCATTCTCGGAGCGGCTGGCCCCAGCAAGCAGGGGCTGATGAATTGGAAAGAGGAGCAGGCGATTGCTGCGGCTCTTTCGCTCCCGCGTAACGATGGTGAATCGCTGGCCGATTTTGCCAAACGAGTCGTACTAGACAGCAGAAAAGAAGTGGAGGCGGCAGCTCTTCGCGGGACTCACATTCATTCCCTGGCTGAAATGATAATCAATCGGCAAGAGCCGGGTGAACTGGTCAAAGGCTACGAGGAGCACTATGCGGGCCTAAAGGAATGGCGGGAGTGCTGCGTCACTAAAGTGCACGCCAGCGAGTCCGTCCTAGTCAACGAGGCTGAAGGTTACGCAGGAAGGGTGGATTTGATCGCCCAGATCCACGGCGAGATGGAGGTTATCGATTTTAAGACTAGGAAATTTAAGAAAGACGCAAAGGGCGTCTCAAAAGCATCGGGCTACGAAACCGATCTGCTTCAGCTCAGTGCCTACGCATACGCTTTCACGGACGAGGGCATGGCATGCCGGAACGTGCTGATCGATCCAGTCACCGGCCAGTTGCAGGACATCCGCTACACCGCCGAGCAAGTTGCCCAGGCGTTTGAGGCGTTCACGTCCATCTGCAAAGTGTGGCGCTGGCTGAAAAAGTATGACCCGCGGGAGGTGAAGTTGTGATCGAGATCCTACCCGAACAATCCACCCACGAGCAGTTGCTTAACCGCGTGCGCTCGTTGGCCCGTGAGCTGGCGGAGGCGAAGGCTGCGCTGGCCGCTGCTGAAGGGCGCGAGAACGATTTGATCGATCGGATAAGGGCAGGGCTATGAGGACACTGCTTTCAATTCTAGCGCTGTTCGGCCTAAGCACTGGCAAGCTAGGGAACGCACTAATCGATTTGCGCCCGATCGCCAAAAAGATTGACGTCAAAAAAATCAAAGTTCGCATCACTGGCTACTGGCCGGGAGAAGATGAGTGGAGCAGCCGCTATCAGTCGAGCACTGGCACCAGGTTGCGTGCCGGCCGTCACTGCGCCGTCGATCCAGACATCATTCCGCTGTGGAGCAAGATCCGCGTGATGGGCGGAAAGCGGGAGTGGGTGGCCGTGGATACAGGCACTGCTGTTAAGAGCAAGAAGGCGAGCGGTGGAAAGCTGCCAGTCGTGGACGTGTTTGCAGCCAGTGAAAAGCAGTTTAACGCGATGCGGTTGCCAAAAGTTGCGATGGTGGAGGTGATGAAGTGAGCACTACAGCCGCTAGGCTCGCATCAAAACGCAATCGGGCTGCTGGCCTTGGCGATACACGGCCGACGTTTCGCCGCCTTGGCGTGATCGCCGGAATGTTGCGCCGGGATCTGACGCTGCCTAGCTGTGCTAGGTTGGGCGTTAAGCTCGAATGTAGCTACAAGACCATCCAGCGGGACATCGATCTGTTGCGTGACTTCTTTGGCTATCCGCTGGAATACGATCGCAACAAGTACGTCTACAAACTAGCAGGGCCGCTGCCGAAGGCGGTGCTGTGAAATCGCATCAAGTAGCGAAAATTCTACTGGAAAATCCCGACGCACCGGTAGTCGTTCAACGGCTGGGTGAGTGGCGCGAGATCTGTTCTATTGTCTTTTCAAATTGTGGTCAGTTTATTGACGTAAATGGTGAACGCGGTGATGACTATAATTCCGCAAGGGAGTGCGTAGAAATAAAATGACCCTCGCACAAGTCCTTCTCATGTTCTCCGCCCGCGTGATTTGCACTTACACGCCAGAGCAGTATGCCGACTGCGTGCGAGAGGCCCGCGCCAATCGCCACCGTTGGGGAATGGGGCAGTGGTGAGCGTGTCTTTGGCTTATGTGCACGGCACAAATCATTCCTGCGTGTTTACACCTGGCGACGGATCTTTGGATAGTTTTGAGCATGAGCATGGATTTGCCATGACTGTATGTTCGAGTGAAACCGAAAGGATTAAGGCAATGGGTGCAGGTCTTTTCTGGATGGTTGCTTTTCATCACACAGTTATTAGGGACAAAGTCGATGCGCAGAGTTTGCATAAAACTATGATGCAAATTCCTGAATTTAGAAATCATTGCGCTTACGACATCCCTTTTATGGAGAAGTACGAAAATTTATGAGCGTTAAGCGTTTAACCTGGCATCTCGCCGTGCTCGAACGTGCGAAGAAGAATTTGCTGAAGAAGCAGTACGATGCAGTACGCACCCGGCTAGATCTGGCCGTTCTAATGGCCACGGAAATGCTAAAGCAAGCCGAGGGCTATAAGGCCAAAGCGATGGAGGCCAAAAAATGAAACTGCTTTCAATCCTGTTTTATTACTTAGGAGACATAGCCAGCCAGACCATCGCCCGGTGGAGCTGGGGCGGGTGGCTGTATCAGCGGCTTATGTTGTTGTCCGTCGATTGCGACAAGGACTTTGAAATTTGGAAGGAAGTGAAGCCACGCAAAAAAAGGAGAAAACGCAAATGAAGGATTTAGGCAAAATTACTTTTGGCAAAGCACGCCCTGCACCAAAGCAGGTTCTAGTCGACGTAACCTACGACGAAAAGACGGCCCAAGCCCTACACGCTTTTGGAATAAGGCAGTTAAAGAAAGATCCAGAAGCAGTTATCGAATACGTAATCGTCAAGGCGCTGAAAGCGTTCGCTAAAAAATGATCGCACCACTACCACCCGCAATCGAAGCCATCCACCGCAACGGGGCCGCTGAAGGCGAGCGCAACACGCAACTTTTTAAGCTGGCTTGCCAGTGGCGTGACCAAGGGCTGACCGAGTTCGACGCAACGACTAACGCAGAGGAGTGGGCTTACAAGGTGGGGCTGTCGCAGAACGAAGCCGTTAGTGCGGTCAGATCCGCATTCAGTAAGCCAGCCAGGGAGGCGTGGAGGCCCAAGGCTAAGTACGGTTATCAGAATGGGGCGATCGTTCGTGAGGATCTGCCAGTGCCGCCTATGCCTATCAGCGTGGAGAGTGGGCCGGTCGATAAGTTCCTGACTACATGTTTTGACGTAGGGGATCAGATCAACATCTGCCGATCGATTAAGGACGGCGACCGGGAGCGGCCAGATGGTGCAGGCGAGACGCGAAGCCGTGAGGAATGGCTAGAGCTGTTTAAGGCCGACGGACTAAAGGAGTGGCAAGGCGACGCAGTGGGCGTCTATGTGTCGATCAACGCCAACAATGGGAAGAATCGGAAGGCGGAATCGATCGTAAAGTACCGTCACTGCCTAATCGAGTTCGATGAAAGCACGATGGCTGAACAGTGGGCCATCATTAAGCGCAGCGGCCTGCCTACGTCGTCCATCATTAAGAGCGGATCGCGCAGCCTACACGCATGGGTGGAGATTAGGGCAGCCAATGCCAAGGAGTTCGCTGAACGTGTGGATTTTATCTACAAGCACCTAGAGCACAGCAAGCCCGATCCGGCCAACAAGGACGCTGGGCGGTTGTCGCGGTTGCCGGGAGCGATGCGTACTGCTACAGGATTGCAGCAAGAGTTAGTCGAGTGTGGCGCACCTACGCTGACCTACATGGAGTGGATGGAGCGCACGATTTACGGTGATATTCCAGAGCCGTATAGCTGGGAGCAGTTGGTCAATTTCAAGGAGGATGCGGATATAACGCAACTGCTAGGCAAGCGTTGGATTTGCCGTGGCGGTTCGGCCTTGTGGGTGGGAAGCAGTGGATTGGGTAAGAGCGTGCTGTGCTTACAGGCCGCAATCACCTGGGCGGCCGGGCGTGATCTGTTTGGCATTAGCCCACACGGCAAGCCGCTAAAGTCGCTGATCGTGCAGGCGGAGAACGATGAGGGCGACGTGGCGGAAGCGTTGCAGGGCATCTTAAAGGCGCTGGATTTGACCGCAGAGGAGCTGGAACGTGTGAAGCAGAACATTGTGATCGTGCGTGACTGCACATCCACGGGTGAGCGGTTCGTTGATAGGATGCGTCGCCTAGCTGAAAAACATAAACCCGATCTAGCCTGGGTAGATCCGTTGCTGGCGTTTATTGGTGGCGATTTGTCCAGCCAAGAGACGGCCGGTGGCTTTTTGCGTAATTTGCTTAACCCACTGGCGCTATCTGGCGGATTTGCTTGGATGCTTATGCACCATACGCCAAAGCCAACACGGGACGGCAGCGGTTACCAAGGGCACGACAAGGCGTATAGCGGATTTGGATCGAGCGAGCTGACGAATTGGGCAAGAGCCGTTTTAATGCTGTCGCCTTGTGGCCAGGATGAGCAAGGCACGTACACGTACAAGCTAGAGGTGACCAAGCGCGGAAAGCGGTCTGGGCTACGTTCTGGCGTAACTGCGAGCGATTTAATTGCCAGTAAGACGCAGCCGCTAGTCCATCTAAAGCATGCCGACAAGGGCATGGCGTGGATTGAGGTGGGAGCGCCTGAAAAGTCAGTAGGCCGCAGGGCAACGTCGATCGATTGGGCCAAGCTGCCCGAAGGCGCCAAGTACACTCAAGTTGTTACATTTGTACAACAGGCCACCGGGCTACAGGAACGGCAAGCGAAGGCCCGCGTGAAGCAGGCCAAAGATGACGGTTTAATCGAAGAAGCCAGCGATGGCTTATTCAGCAAAAAGGTGACAAATGAGCCATTCTAGAGTTAGTGCAATAACTATTACTGCACTAGTGCAGTATTGTGGAGCATGTAGGTGCAGTAATAAAGGCCCTTTAGGGCCTATTATTGCACTAATGCAGACGACCGTTTCCATTACTGCACTAACGACTGCACTAAGGGGGTTAATTTAATATGATAGATCAGCAAGCGTTAGAACGGATCCCATGCGGTTCAGCCCACATATCCACGCGGATCGATGGCATAGCGGATCTAGTCCATGAGGCGTTCTGTGAGCTGGGTCTGACTGTTACAACGTCGTCAGTGGCTTTGACCACACAGGTATTCCATTACCTTATAACTAAAGCGCCAGACCATCCGGCCGTTCAGAACATGGCCGATACGTTGGAGCAGTCTGTGCTGGCGGTAGTGCTTAACAGATCGACCAAGTCCATGACTCAGCTCGCAAGCGAGCACAAGATTACCAAGCAGGCTTTTAGCAAGCGGGTGCTCAGTCTAACTGATCGCCTTGGTTTGCCTGTCAGAGCACAGAAAAGCCAAAAGGCTCGTGAGGCATATGACCTCAGAGCAAGGAAGCACCACGACAAGCGGCGTCGTCAGATTCCTAAGTTTAACAACGCCGCACTATTGAAAGGCAGGGACAGATGCAAGAACTCAAAGAAGTAATTAAGAAGCTAAACAAGAGGCGTACCGAAACGCTTGAGCAGATGGGTGAGGTGATTGGCCTGGCAGCACAGGCCGGTGCCATCATATCTAACGCAAGAGCTAAAGGTGAGAACGTGTCTGCGTTGCTTGAGTCGGTTGATCTAACTGATGAGCAAGGCAAGCGGCTAGAACGTGTGGCGGCACATCAGAAGAAGCTGCAAGACGGTGACCCAGCCGCCTTGCGTCAGATCATGCTATGGACAGAGATGCTGCCCGATCCGATCACGACATCCGTACCAAGCGAACGCAAACCGTTCTTCTTTCCGCTGATCAAGGTCAGTCAGTGGTTTCTAAACCGATCTAAGCCTGAAGCTTGGACATCCGACATGCGTACAGAGTTTATCCGCTACGCAGAGCCGATCGCTAAGAAATACACTGAGCTGACGGGCAAAGGCTCTTGAGTATGATGGTGCAAATTCTCTTGAGTAGACGGGCACAGATTCTCTTGAGTAGAGCGCGGCTTTTTCTCTTGAGTAGGACACGCCAAAATCTCTTGAGTAGAAATTTTTTTTCTACACTAGGAGTCTCCTTGAGTAGAAACATCGCGGTGGAAACGACT